TGAGTTAGCTGAATTGTTTGCATGGATGTTTTCCCAGTTAGCGTCTTGCTGTATAGCTACCATCTTAGCTTCATGGACAGCCTTCTTCTCTTCGGACTTACGTTCAAAGTGTCCTGTGACTAACGACGCTAGTGGTCCAATCAATTGCTGTATCATTCTGTTTCCTGATCCCAAAGAGCTTCGATAGTTCCAATACGTATTGTTAACTCATGGACCTCTTCTTCTATCTGACGTAAGCCAACAACATCAATCTGAATGCTTTCAATCATCATGTCTTGTCTAGCATCATCAGGTAACGACCCTAGTTCTCCGCGAGGCCATAGGATACGAAACTCAGTGTTACGTTCTATTTCCAACTGTGACTTGTCAAAAGAATGCTCAATAGTGTTAAGACGTTCTTGAATACCAAAGTAAGCCATAGTAGCAATCGACGTAGCCGCAACCATAGCAATCAGGTTACGAATAGGGATTGTTACGTCTGTTGACTCGTTAATATTCACTGCTACCTAGCAAACTCTAAGATACCAATAGCAACAGTTATGATTACAGAGATAGACGCAAACCCGCCCTGCATCATCTTTTCCAGCCTATCAAAGCGCTTGTTATGCTCATCAAGTTGTAACTGGATCATTTGATACCGTAAGGCACATTCAGCTTCGTGTTTGTCTAAACGTGCTAATGCGTCATCTACAGAATTCATACCGACTTCCTTATTGTTTTGCTTTGCCAATGTTAATAGCCAAGATGTCAATAAAGCGGTATAGCTTTGCTATCCACTCATCATCTTTGGGTGTAGGAGTAAGGGCCGCTATAACAGAAGCTACTGAAATAACAGCCGTTGTGATGTTTGCTATGTCAGCAATAACATCCATTACCAAGGAACGCCGTCAGCAGTGACAGGGTTCTTCTCTGCTTCAATCTTAGCCGCTAAAGCCGCCTCAGTTGCCGCCTGATCGACAGTCTCCCATACCCAACCCAAGACCATCTCTTCAGTTAGATCAGCGTAGGGGACGTATCCGGGGGCTGTAGGGTCTGGTGTGAAACCTACAGTACCGTATGCAGAGGCAGAGAATGTTTCTTCACCTACGCTTTCTGATGCGTTTGCGCGCCAGTGTGCCACAACGACTGCACCGTCCATGTCTGCTGGCTGAAGGTCTCTTTCTAGTGTTGCGATTGTCCATGTAGCCATTTTTCTTAGCCCTCCGAGGGAAAGATGGCAGAACAAACTGCCTGTACATTAGCGGGTTCTGATGACCAGTCGTCGCCAGAGTTAATTACATGACGGTGATACGACTGTGAAATCACAGCGCCGTCTTCGACAATACGAGTAGCAGTGCGTACTTGAACGACAGAGCCGTCTTCTGTTGCTACTACTTCGATCTTGTCTGCTACTACTTCTTTAGTTAGTGACATTGTTGTCTCCTTAGTTAGTCCAGCCCCAGAGTCCACTGAGGCTATGGTTAAACTTCAAATGTAACGTCAATCATAATGTTATTAGAGCCTGTGTTTATGTTTGAAGGTTGTAAAGTGGTTTGCGAATCGCCCACGCTTAAACCTACAACAGTCCCTGTTACTATTCCTGTTATGCTACTTGAAGATAAATTACTATATAGTGTTCTTAGGTGTCCGTAGGCAGAAGCCGTAAAAGGAAGCCCACCTAATTGAATTGCACCACTGTCTCCGTTAAGTGCAGTTCCATCTACTACAGACAAATACGCTTTACATCTTACAAGCCTACCAATCTTTGTGTATGTAGCACTTACTATTGATGTTGCTCTGTTTGTTCCTGTAGTTGCCGCATATAACGTAGGAGTCCACGTCCCTTCTTCGTAGTCGTCTAGCGTGTTCGCCGCCGCATACGTGCCGACTGCTGTGCCTAGCGTTACTCCGTTAGGGACAATGAGGTGGCCGCTGGAATCGATGCGCATGGCTTCTGTTGGCACAGTATTAGCGTCACCCGCTGTTGCTCTTGTCCCAAATACTAAATCTCCAATTCCATTACTTCCTGTTCTAACGTACCCAACAGAAGCCCCTGCAAAATTACTGGATAAACCACTTTCAGAGAATACTATTTGTGGCCCTTGGCCATTAGTCGCACTGTCACCAGTCAACATAATGTGACCGTTTTTTGTTCCAGTAGTTGTTGCTCCTCGAATTGTTAAATACCCGTTTGTTGGGTTCTGATCACCAATACCGACGTTGCCGCTTGAGTCGATGCGCATGGCTTCCGTTAAAGTACCACCTCTACGTTGAGAAAATCTCAAGTCATTGTTACTGCCGTCAATACGTGTAGACGAGATTTTAGCGCTATCTACGTCTGCCGTACTGATGTTAAACATAATGCTGGAGCTTGAGTTAGCTGTTGTAGTTAAGTTTGTTAGACGTATGGCTTCTACGTCGCCGCCATCAGAAGTAGACGCAGATTCAATAACTGAATTAGGCAAAGTCGTACCGATACCTAAGCGCTCCGCAGAACTGTCCCAGAAGAACTTCGCAGTTGTCCCCGTATCCTCAAAAAATCTGATATCGCCTGTATCTCTAGCAACAGATAATCTTTTTGTCACTGTTGTTTGATTACCCGAAAGAACATTTAAAGTATTGTCGCTTCCATCAAGGTCTATACTAAAACCATAGTTATTTGCAGAGCCAAAAGAACCTCCAGCAGAGCCTTCAAGCAAATCAATACTTGCTGTTTCGGCTACGTTTAAGGCATCAGTACGAGAAACAATAAACCTAGCCGCCGCACCTGTTTCTTCAATACGTCCTTCACCATCGACAGTCAAACCATCAGCCGTCACACTACCGGACACGTCGATGCCTGTGGAGGTAAGTTTTAAAATCTGTGAAGGAGTGACGCCACCGACTTTAAAATTCATCTCAGGCGAAGCCGCACCATATCCCGCTTCAATTGTTCCGTATAGTGTGCTAGCTGTGTGAAAATCTATTCCTACACGGTTGTTAGCTCCTGCGGTATTGTTGTATAGCTTCAACGCCTTAGTAACACCTGACGCTGTTTTGACTAAACTCAGTGACTCATCACTAGCCGACCACAGGAACTTCGCACTTGTGCCTGTGTCCTCGTAAAAGCTGATGTCTCCGTTGTTGGATATCTTTATTCTTTCTTTTAAGGATGTGCTTCCTGATGGCGTTGTTTGGAAAGACAGGTATGTAGGGGTGCTAGATGATGTCCAAGCCGCACCATCTGAAAACGACTGTATAGACGCTCCAGATACGAATGTTGTACCTGTGCTATAAGCATCGAAGTTCAGCCTCCCAAGTTGGTAGCCACCAGAGCTTGGAACACCTGCTCGTTGAGAATTAAAACCAGCGAAAGAGCCTGAGGTTGTAACCTTAATGTCACCATCTGTAGATTGAACGCCGTCTGTTACAGCAGTACCCGTTACGTCGATGCCTGTGGAGCTGGTAGCTAGTTTTGTAGCCCCCAAATGCAATAGCGAAACAGTACCGCCAGAACCACCATCAACCATAGTAATGAAGTCATTACCATCGGCATCACGAAGGCTTAGGTTTGTTCCTTTAATAAATAGATTACCTGTGCCACTGTCTTCAATTATAGAGTGACTGCCTGAGTGATAAATTTGCAAGTCCGAGCCAGCGCCGAAGATAGCTTTAGAGTTGTCAGGTAATGTTAAGTTGCCGCTTGAAAGACTAACAGACGTTACACCATCAACCGTACCACCGTTAATGTCAGCAGTATCAGCTACAAGGCTGTCAATGTTGGCTACGCCATCAATAAAGAGATCATTCCACTCTGCGCCGGATGCGCCCAAGTTATAGGTGTCGTCAGCAGAAGGGATAAGGTTAGAAGCAATGTCTGCCGTAACGGTAACAGTGTCTGTGGCGGCGTTGCCTAGAACTGTATTGCCGTTGACAGTAAGCCCGTCAATAGTAACGGTGCCTGTGAATGTTGGGTTGTTTGCGTCTGACTTAGAGTTTACCGCCGTTGCGATATTATCAAACTCTGTTTCAAACTCTGTACCACGAATAATCTTACCTGAGTCACCAGATGGCAAGGAATCCTTCGCGGCAAAGTCGGTTGTCTTTGTATAATTGGTCATGGCTAAGTTTCCTCTTGCCTAATCTAAAACCAGAAAAAGAAAAGGGGCCATTGCTGACCCCGAAGGTTTATTAGGCAGGAACTGCCATGATGAAACCAGCTTCTGGACGGTATGCTTGAACGCCGTAGAGACAGTCAGCAGTGTACAGAGTTGAGAGGTACTCCTGCTTGTACTGAGTCTGTGAACGTACAGACAGTTGCTCTGCAAGAACTACAGCGTCCTTGTGGAACAACAGAGCAGCGCGCTTACCTGAAGCGATAGTTGCACAGTTGTTAGAGACATAAACGTCTACACCGTACAAGTTACCGATAAGGCCAGACTGAACTACTTGACCACCAACAAAGTCGGTAGACACATAACGCTCAATACCCATGATAGAGTTACGAGTAGAAGGAGGAATAACAAGACAACGATCTTCCATAGGTACGTTGTTGTCATCCATCTTCTGAATCATGTCACGGAAGAAGCCATCATCGAACGCAGTGTTAGCTGGGAGAGCCTGTCCTGTGAACGCAGTAGTAGTGCCGTTGTTGTTAAAGAAGGCCGCACTGTTCTGATAGCTAGTCGCAGTTGGAGAAAGAGTCATTGTTCCGTTACCGAAGCCAGTAGCTACAGCGTGGAGGTCAGTATCAATCTTAGTAGCAAGAGCATAACCAGCATCTTCAGTATAGAACTGACGGAGGCTGTTAAGTGCTTGTACTTCTACGATGTCTTCAATAAGACGTGAATACTCGAAGTGACGGTTAACGTCGATTGCAAGTTCACTTTCAGTGTTAGCAATGATGTTAACAGCGGCGTTTTCAGCCTTTACACTTGCATCAGCACGAGTAGGCTTAGGGATGTGGAGCTTGTCGCCCTTCTTGCCTGTCATTGAAAGCTTCTTTACAAGAGGAACCATCTTAAGGTTCTTCTGGTATGCGGCAATGATTTCATCACTCCAGATTTCTGGGATGAAAGTTGCTGCTTCGGTTTTGCCAGTAATACCCGTGGCGCCGGGATATGGTACAGTAGCCATGTTAATCTCCTAGATTATTTTACACGACCCTCTGAGTATGCTTGTAGAATTTCCTCTGACAAAGCTTGGTATCTCTCGGGGTCTGTTCTCATTAGTTTAATAATGTCGGCCCTGCGATATACTTTTTTACGGGTTGTTTCTGCACTGCCTCGTGCGTTACCTGTATTAGCTGCCTTTAGCTGTTGCTTACGTGCCTGTTTTTCAACTTTGGCAGTTTGCTCTGTTACAACTTTCCGTTCTTTCCAGAGTGAGAAAAGTTCATCAGCAGAGTCAGCATCATACTGCTGGTCAGCGGCTACAAATAACTGAGTCCTAATTTTAGAAGCTTTGATCCATTCTGCAAACTTGGGATCACCAAGAATGTCTTGCATATCTGGATGCTTATTACTAAGCTCCGCAAGAGCAGACTGTTTCTTATAGTTAGAAGAATACGCCTCGGCTTCTTTAATCTTAGGATGATTCTCAATAGCACGATTAACTGCGCCTTGAGGGTCCGTAAAATAGTCAATATCGTCTTCAGGCTCAACAGTTTGTGGTTGAGGTGCTGATTGTTGTGTCTGCGTAGAAATATAATCATCTACGACTTTACGAAGTTCTCCTACCTCACCTGACTGACGACCTAAAAGCTTTTCAGCTTCTTGGTGCATCTGTACAACTTCTTCCAAAGACTTGCCTTGGTATTTATCAGGTAGTGCAGCTTCTTCTTGAGGTTGCTCAACTTCTACTTCTTGTTGAATCTCGTTAACTTCGTTGGTTTCGATCTCGTCCACGTTGTCCTCTTCAGGCTGTGGATCAATCATCATTGCTCTAGACATTATTAAACTCCGTGATTATAATCATTATGGAGATGTTTATTTATTACCTGCTTTTTCGTGTTCCCTAACCCATTTTATGTGCGCTCCGGGGAATGAACCATCGGAACCATTAAGGTGAAAAGACGGGGCAGATACCATTCTTGTAGCGTTAGCACCACAACCGCACCTACTGGTTGTAGTACCTGACGTTACAAATTCTTCAAAGACATGTCCGTTAGTACAACGGAAGTCATATATTTTATACATCTACAGGGTCTTCTTCTTCAGCTTCAGCTTGGTCTCTGGCAGCCTCGATAGTACCTTGTAGATTAATAACAGTTGCAAAAGCAGCTACTTGACCTTTACGATAATATAAATCTTCTTGGTCTTTTACTGTTTGTATATCTGCTAACTGTGTTGCGTTATTAGAAAGCTCGCTAACGAGTTGTTTGAAACCTTCATGATTAAACAATTCATTGTAATTGTTAAAGTATGTTTCAAGCTCGGGTGTCATAGTTTCCTCTAAAGTTTACTGTATAGTAATATTATACCATACATTTTGTTAAATGTCAAGCGTTTCTTGTATTTTTTCTTCTACGTCCTGACGCTGTTACTGCATGTTTAATTTTAGCTGGTCCTGTTTTACGTTTAGCAGAGGACTTTTTCTCTGCTGCGGTCATCTTAGCAGCTACAGCTTTAGGTCTACAGGATGGATATGGACGTTTACTTTTACTAGCAGATTTACGTCCACACTTCTTACCTGTCTTAACGTCTACCCATTCTTCGTCAAACCATTTGGTTAAACCTTTTTTGGGACGTTTAGCACCTCCTGTAGAAACCTTTCTAGGCATAAGTACCTCCACGTTTCTTGTACTCACGAGTCAACCATGCCGAAGCATACGCAGAAGGCCACACGTCAAACTTACGTTTAGCCTCTGCCTTAACTCTAGCGTACAGTGCTTTGTTTTTAGGAGTAGGTCCAGACTTCTTAGGCTTTGCTTTTGCTTTAGCCATTAATAACCTCGTTGACCACCCGGACGTGTTGGTTTTTTACTTTTTTTGTTGGTAACTGTACGTCGGCCACGCTTAGGTAAAGCAGGACTTTTTTTCTTAGGTTTCATTGACTTCATTCCATAACCGGGCATTGCTTTCTCCTTTGCCGTCTTAGACAGCTCTTCAAAATGAAAAAGGGGTACTGATGTTTTTCCGTGAGTTTTACCTGAATGTATTGAGCCATTAGGCATTTTATGCGTATTGCCTGTAAACTCAGTACCGTCACGTTTGTAATGTTTTACACCTTTAGCCATAGTCTCACCATTTTTTACATGACCAGTATCTAGCTGTGAGCTTACTGGGTGGGCTTGTGTCACACTTGTGACGCGCTCTGAACGACTTACGACGTGCAGGTTGATCTTTCTTAATCGTCATGTTCTGATCGCCAAAACGTATAGTCTTAACGGTGTCACCTTCCTTGGCAACAACTACAAACTTCTTAGTCTTGTGACTAGGCGTCCGCTTTGGCTTGTTGTACCCGCTTACTCCTGCTCGTGCTAGTCTTGGGTCCGCTTTTTTGTTTGGCATTTAAAGCCTCCAATTGTTCTTTAAGTTCTTGTATCTCTACCTTTAAAGGCTCTAACATTGTTTCTACTCGTGAAAAAAGTAGTTGTACTTCTTGTTGCGTTAGCATGTTTTATCCTAGCTGTAGTATGGATACCATTCATTAAACTTCTTAACGTATATAAATGTTCTTGAAGTGTCCTGAGTATTCATTGTTATTGTAACACTGCCGTACTGGTCTATATTGTATTGCTCTTCATTAAAGAAAGCGCCAGAGGAAGACAGGTTTATATTTCCAATAATCTTAATTGTGCTGTTGTCTTTTAGCTTTACTAAAACTGTTTCTCTGTCTTTAGGCGTAGTGTTTAAAATAATTGTTATGTTGTCTCTGCAATTAAGTATTTCCGTACCTTTTGTTACGTGAGGTCCAGAAGTGTATTGCGAAGCGTCTACGTTGTATTCTGAAACATTGTAGAAAGAAGGCTCACCTGATACTAAGATCGGGTCTGCACTCATTAAGTCTGCTCTGGAATAAGGTATGTAACTCATTAGATTGCCAACCACTCATTAAATTCTTGAATGTATATTAAATGGAAGGTTGTGTTTTTATGATCTACTACTAAGCTGGCATAACCAAACTCACCCGTTATGTATTCAGCAATATCGTAATAGTCTGGGTTAACAATATTTATTAGCCCTACAATATCCACTTGCTCTTCTGTATTGACATTTACTAAAACTGTTTCCCTGTCTTGCGGATGTTCTCGTAGATTAATTACACATCCGTTATTAACCTTAAGAATCTCAGAGCCACCGGTTGTATGGTCAGCAGTAACAATCTTAGCCCTAGCGTTCTTTAGGTCTGCTCGACTAGCCAAGCTACCCATAGATATGTTGTAAACATTAGTAGGCTTTTCTGTATCCTCTGAAAGCTCCTTAACGGACCCTGCATCAACTTCTTCGCCATTGGTTAGGGTAAGTACTAGGTGTCCGTCAAAGTCCACTGTAGCGTCTTCTACGCCTACTCCTGCGGCTCCGTCAGCACCATCAATACCATCAGTACCGTCTTTACCATCCTTACCGTCCTTACCGCTATCTCCTTTGTCTCCTTTAGCGCCTTGCTCACCAGTAGGACCGGCAACACCTGTGTCACCTTTATCGCCCTGTTCTCCACGGATAGCTTCTACTGACTGTATCTTAGACAGTAGTTTATCGTAAATGGCTGTGAGTTTTAAGTCCACGTTCATTCTTGATTAAGACGCTGCATTAGCATTTGTTCAGCTTCACGGGTTTCGTTGTTTCTTGTCTCCTGTTGTTTGCTACTTTGCTCTCTTGTTTTTACTTCGCGTTCTTTAAGCAATGTTTCTGCTACGCGCATACGACGCTCAAACTCTCTATCATCTTGGTCGCCTTCTTTAAGATTTCTAGTGATAGCGTTGATCTTGTCAATTTCAAGCTCTTGCGGAACAACCTGAGCTTCTGCTGCCAACTTAGCGGCTCGTGCCTGTGACTCTTGAGCCTGAGCAGACAGTGCTTGAGTTTGTGATTGCTGGAACTGCATCTGCAACTGTTGTACTTGTTGTTGCATTTGCTGTGCTTGGGGGTTAGGCTGTGATGCTTGTGCCAACGCTGCAAGTAGTTCTTCACGGTTAGACAAGTTCATATTGTCAATAACAGATTGTATTAATGTATTATACAACGGTGAGTCTTTGCCCATAGTCTGAAGTAACTGTACTAGCTGTGTTACTTCATACTCTCTTGCAATAATACCCAAAGTACTACTAGCGTTAAATTTATAATCAGCCACGGGGTAATTTTCGGGGTCAAATTGCATGTACCTATAAGCAGCTTTCTTAACAAAAGGAATCAAGAAAGATTGTTGGAAGTTAATTAGTGTGCGTTTATGACGTTTAATAATAGCGCCAAGAGACATACTAATGCCAGCGGCAGTACTCTCGCCGTTAACCTGACCTGCAATTCCTGCTGAGTCAACGGCTCCTGTTGCTTGTTGTACCATTTGCTGCAAGGCTCCGGCCTGAGCAAAAGTGATTTGATTAACTTGACCAAAGTTAAAGGGTTGCAGTACTTCACGAGGATCTCCGTTAGTTAGTATCATCTTTCCGGGACGTATTTCTGGCTTTGCACCTCTTGGTAGTCTTGTTGCATCAATCGCCATCATTGGGTGGATTGTTAGGCTTAACGCATCAATACGAGCGCGTAGCTCTGTGTCAAGTGCTTTCTGACTGTTATAGCCTTTCTCACAAACACCACGACCCCAGAAGCGTCCGGGTACTACATCCCAAGGAAAAGCTACAACAGGACGATCTTCCATCATGTATGGGTTAGCTTCTGCTTTCAGTAACGTACCACCATTAGCGATCACTACAACGGCCTCTACGTACTTTGAGTCTGGCCCTTCCTCTTCTACCAGCTCTTCTGTATCGTCGCTCACAGCCTCATTTAGAAGCTCTCGTGGCACTAATCCATAGTACTTAGTAAGACGTACCTTATCATCGTTGTACATTGTAAGGTCTTGGTCAGGCTCTAAGTCCGTATCAGGAGCAGCATTACCGACATACGTGTCACGATAAACACCCTGCTCTTGTAGTAGTTCTACTTGGTGTTTGCTGACAAACTCATCAATAGCTACACCCATAGCATCTTCAACAGACGTTGCTACAGGGTCGATTAAGAAGTTCTGAGGCAGTACTGGCTTAAGTTTAACAACAACGCGCTCAGTAATATTAACACCTACCGCTTGAAGATCACCTCCCATAACAGGTTGAGTAGCAGGAACCATCTCTTTCATTTCTTCAATAACAATCTCACCAATGCCTGTACCAAACACTGCTGAGTTAATTAAGCATTCTGCAACGGCCTTACGTACCATGCAGTTTTCAAAGTCTTCTGTAAGTTTGTTACGAAGGAACTGTACGTCTTGCTTGTCCGTATCACCAAAGTTATCACTAACATCAAACCACTTACCACGTCCAAACGTAGCCTCTTCTAGTTCCGCTACATTAGACTCAACTGCCTGTTGAAGTGCAGGAGAAATAATACGGGAACGCTCAGACCCACGCTGACTGTCAGAAGGATCCCATTGACCACGCCATAATCTATAATACTCTTCAAATTTCTGTTCATAATTGCTTTCGTAGTTATCTCTCCAGTCTTCACATTTAGTTATAACCCAATCTTCTAAGGATTCTTGAATCATCAGTGGGTCTGCTTCGTATAAATCAGTCATATTAGTATCCTGCTACTACGTCTAAGATTTCGTGGTCTTCGATTTCATAATCGTAGTCGTAAGCCACATTAGCTACTTGGTCTATGTAAGCTAGAGCATCTACCAAGTCATCGTGAGTTAATGGATCAGGAAACTGAAACAGTTGGTCTAAAAATCTACTGTTCCATTCGCCTTTGTTTAATGTTATAAAGTTGTTTTCAAATCGTCCTTGCAATGCCCACATAACACGATCAGTTTTCTTTTTGTTACCGTGGGTTAACTCTTCTACTCTAAAGAACAAACCATAGCGTTTTTGCATATCAAGTAACGGAGACATTACTGCTTGTTTTGCAATACCTCTTTCGATACCCACACTAACGGGACGGTAATCTCTAACAGCCTGAAATATCTTGGCCGCTGTTTCGTCAAGACTCCATCGTCCATAAATAATATTATCAACAAACCAGCCATGCTCACTAACTTTAACGACGGCAATAGCTGTGTCATCAAGCTTTGAATTCTTGGTACGTTTCTTGTTGACTTCTTCAAAACCAGCCAAGTCAACTGCAATGTAATAGTCTCCTATTTCTGGCTCATCTTCACCAAACGTAACCCAATCTTCCTTGAACATTTCTGACCCACGCGCTTCAAAAGACGCCATAAACTCTTGGCGAAACGCATAAGAAGACATAGACTTTTTTGCCATGTCAATTTCATCAGGGTCCAACAACGGGTTATCATACGACGTAAAGTGCCATGCTTTGTAGGTCGGATCATCATCTATCTCCGCGTATTTGTACAATTCATAAAAGTGGTTTCTGCCCATTGGTGTCCCAATAAACATAGCACAGCCTTTTTGGTCAGCTAACGCAGGTCTCAGGATCTGTTCAAATACGTCAGGCTTCATGTCTGCGTACTCATCTAGAACAAGAAACTTTAACGACACCCCACGCATTGTCTCTGGTCTATCAGCCCCTTTGAGGCTAATGGTTGCTCCGTTGACCAACTTGATTTGTAAATTATTGATGTGACTACCAGAGATAACAGGATTGCCAAGCTCAAGCAAAGTTTGCCACATGATGTCTCGTGCTTGTCCTTGGGTCGGCGCAACATAAAATACATGTCCTCTATCTGCTTGTAATGCGTTAACTATTAACATCCATGCAGCTAGTCTGGATTTACCAGTACGTCGTCCCGCCGCAACTATTTTAAATCGTGTATCGTCTGCCCAGACTTCTTGTTGCCACGGCAGTAGTTCAATGTCTAAATCCACTAGTACGTCCACATAACGGGTGTTGTTCCGCGCGTGTCTACGTGTATAAAGTCATCTGCAACACCCACACCAGTAAATCCTAAAGACAAAGCAGCCTTTACAAGCTTAAGGCGATCAACGGCATTAGTTATTTTTATGTCTGCCGCGATCCCCTGGGCATGAGTACCCGGAACTTCTTTCTTTTTTTCTATGGGGTGCATTGTAGGATGCCGATACCCACTAGTTATAACGAAAGGAAATCCACAGTACGCCCTTAACTCGTCTAACTTCTCTAAGAACGCCATCTCCATGTTGTTGGTGCCAGTAACCTGACAATCAAACTCTTCGCGTGTAAAGTGTTTAAGACTCATCAACAACCTCGCCTTCTATAATTGTAGGCTCAGGCACCTCTACAGCACCAACACCACTAATGTTAATCTGAATGGCATTCCTACCACCATCCTTAACAATATCCTTCTCAAATGCAGCAACAGGAAGTATTCTATCCATAACAAGTTTCCAAGCAGCCGCTTGATTTTTATGGTCGTGGTCTAACGCCGCATCAAAGATAGTATCAAGTACCTTCCGGGACTTAGGGGATGCTAACATCCTTGCTTTATATTCGTTGATCACGGCAGCGTCACCCTTCGGGCGACCAACAGCGTTACGACTTCCTTTTTTTACTGATGTTACGTCACTTTTACGCGGTCTTCCACGCTTTCGGCGAGGAGGATTATCAACATCTGACATACATACCTCTTTAAAGTCTCTTTAAAGTTTCGTTACCGTGCTTATATGTCATACATTTAATGATTATCATATAATATTTATCTTACACAGCGCGGTAAAGAATCTTTAAAGATATAATATACTATTTATTGTACCATATTTTTAGGTGTTTGTCAAGTATTATTTTAAATAAGATTACATTGCCCTTTAAACTGTACCAGCACGGTCCAGATTCTGAACTGCTTAAACCCTTTTGTTATATAGGTTTCTCGTTAGATAACTAGGGGTTATATTAAGGTTCAATTTCACTCTTTTTTGTATCTAGGTAGGATCTAACAACCCAGTCATCAGTGCAGATCCCCCCCGCCCCAGATTGCGACGCAGAATGCAACAGAATTGCAGATTGCAACTACCGAGTCACGGTGCAGATT